CTTCTTTCTTTGGATCTTATGCTGGTGCTGGCGGCGGTTCGGGTGCTTATGAATCTTATATTATAGATCGTGATTTATATGGATTGGATTGGTTAAATCTAACTGTTGGATCTGGTGGTGTGGGTGGCAATAATCGAGGTGTATCCATCAGCACAGATGGTATCATTTGGACTCAAGGAAGATCTGGTCTTGCGACTAATAGTGCAACACTTTCTGCCATTTCATATAGTTCTAATATGAAATTTATCATTGGTGGACCCTTTGGTCCAATTACATCCACAAATGGTATTAATTGGTCCTTAAGAACTTTAGCAGGTAATGAAGTCAGTAAGGTTTTTAATTCAAAATTGAGTTCAATATCTATGCTAAGTACGTCATTTCTAAATAGACATCTTGCTACCTCCACAAATGGAATTCAATGGTCTTTAAGAACTCTTGGATCAAATGTTTCTGGCAATGTTACTTCTATATCTGAGGGTACAAATACAACAGGAACAGTATATCTGGTCGCTACTACTTCTGGTGGATATGTTACTTCGACGAACACAATTCACTGGACTAATAGAACTGTAGGTGCATCTATCGGTGTTAATAGTACATTTCTTGCTTTTAAAGATTCTCTCTTTATTTTAGGAAATTCAAGTCTTATACGATCTTCAACTGATGCAATTCACTGGACTGCAAGAACATCCGGAACTATTAATACTATTAATAATATTACCGCCAGTTCTTTTACATCTGCATTTAAATATTTTGCATCTTTTACACAAACTACTAATCAATTCATAGTTTCTACAGATGGAATTCAATGGTCTTTAAGAACTGTTCCTGGATTTACTGGCGTTACTAATATTGTAAATTCTATTAGTTCAAATCTTTATATTGCAGGAAATAGTCTAGGGCAATTGGCTACTTCAACAGATACAATTCACTGGTCTAATAGAACTGCATTATTTGCAACTAAATCAATTACATCAATTGATTCGGATGGAACCACAATTGCAGCTGTTGGTGGTATCAATGGCAATGGTGGATCTGGTGGTAATACCTCGATAAATTTTGTATATAAGCATTCTCAATTAGGAACAACCACTGCATCAATTATTATAACATCTGGATCTGGTGGTGTTGCGGCAGCTGGCGGAGGAGGAGCTGGAGCAATCATTACTCCTACAGGAAAAAAAGGATTTTTAATTTCAAGAAGTGGTCAAGGTGGAGTTAGTCCAAGTTCTAGTGCCGGTGCTGGTAGTAATATTGCTGGTACATTTTCTTATATATCAACTGGTGGTGCGGGTGGTGGATGGGGATCTGCTAGAGGTGGATCTGCTGGTATAATAGCATATAATGATCAAACTAGTCGTGTTAGTCTTGGTGGAACTGCTGATCTATCTATAAATCAAAAAGCGCAGTTATCCCAAACATTAAATGCACCATCAGCGATCTCATTATCATCTGTAATGTATATTGGTAGTGGAGGAGGTGGCGGCGGAGCAGAGTCTAGAGGACCTCATACTTGGCATACAAGAACGTTAAGTTTCAATAGTCATGGTTCTATTGAGATATCTAATACTTCGGGAAGATACTTTGTTGGTAGTATTAATGGGGGATATTATTATGCTGTTAATTCTTCACCTGTTCAAAGTTCAGATTGGACTCTTACCTATGTCTTTGGCGGCGGAGACGTTTTATTATATGCGCCTCCAGCAGGAGCACCTTTTGATATAGTGGCATTTAATAATGCTGGTGGTCTTGCAGTATCTACTAATTCTGGAGTAAATTGGAGTGTAAGAACAGTTCCCTCGGCTGGTCTGATCATCTATTCTGTAGCTTACAATAATTTGGTAACAGAAAAATGGGTTGCAGCACTCACTGGTTCAAATCGTCTGGCATCATCAACAGATACGATTCATTGGACTTTAAGAACTGGCGCACATACTCCCCCATACTATAAAGTTCGGGCATCTGTAGGCACTGCTCATAGATATATCACTGCTGGCACTGCCGCCAGAGTGTCTGTTTCTAGTGATGCAATTCATTGGGTACTGAGAACTTCAGGAATTCCTACCACGAATGAATTGAGATCTTTGGTTATTAATGAGTCTAGTAATATTTTTATAACTGGAGGTGGTAATGGATTTTTAGCATCTTCAACTGATACTATACATTGGCAACTTAGAACTGCAGCAACAGTACAGCCAATATATTCTATTAATTATATGAGTGGATATTATGCTCTTACTGCGGCTTCGGGAGTATTGAGAGTCTCTACAGATTTGATTGTTTGGAGAGGAATTTGGAATAATACTTTTAATGACATAATGGATACTGCAATGGCTAATAATAAATTATATGCGGTTGGATTATCTGGTTTTTATTCATTTGCAGACACATCACCTGCCTATGGTGCAGGAAATGGTGGAAGCGGCACTGGAGGCGGCGGAGGTGGTGGCGGAGGTTATGCACCTGAGGAAGATTTTTTTGGACTCGGTGGTAATGGTGGTGATGGATATATTCGAATTACATGGTGGTAAAACTTGTATAACTATGTTATAATGAATTCTATATTGACTTTATTGTATGCCTCTAAATTATACAAATCAATCGAATAATAGTTTGAAAGGAAAGACAATAGCATTTTGTCTTCCAGGTCTAATGTACTCTGGAACTTTCATGACGCAATTTATAAAATTAATTTTTGATCTAAATCAATTGGGTATTAATTTTTATATTTCTCAAAAATATAGCTCAATGGTCAATCATGCAAGGAGTGATTGTCTGGAAGCAGATAATTATGCTGGAACAATGTTAACGCCTTTTAGGGGAAAAATTACATATGACTATATTATGTGGATCGATAGTGATATTATTTTTACAACAGAGGACCTTCTTGAACTTATCAAAATGAATAAAGATGTTGCTTCTGGATGGTATTTGCAGTCAAATGGTGGATTAGTAACTAATAAAACGACCGTTGTAGAGCATGAAGATGATCAAGAACTTTACGAAAAAGGATCAAATAGATATGAAACAGCAGAAGATATGGCAAGACGATCCGAACCCTTTAAGGTTGATTATTGTGGATTTGGTTGGATTTTAATTAAAAAAGGTGTATATGAAAAAATTCCTTATCCTTGGTTTGTTCCTCGTGTTGTTGAATTAAAAAGACCAGATGGTGTAATTTTACAAGATGTTGGGTCTGAGGACATTTCTATGTGTGAAGAATTTAGAAAGCACGGATTTGATATTTGGGTTAATCCAAAAGTACGTGTTGGACATCAAAAAATGATAATTATTTAAAAACATGTTAAATTATTCTAATCAAGTAAAGCAACAGAAACCACATTATAATGTGGTTATTACAACACCTGGGGATAAAATGTGTGCCGAATATGTAAAATGTTTAATGGCAACAATTCAAACCCTTCAAGAAAATAAAATTTCTTGGTTTTATCAAAGTGAACACGCCTCTCTAGTTACAAATGCAAGAGAGGCTACTATCACTGGAAGTCGTAACTTAGAAGTTTTCAATTCTTCTCCTGGAAAGCATCTATACACTTACGATAAACTTTTTATGATTGATAGTGATATCGTTTGGAATCCAGAACATTTTTTAAAACTTCTTGTTTCGGATAAAGATTTAATTTCTGGAATATATTTTGAATCTAGAGGAATGGATGCTATGGTCCATCGTAAAAAGAATGATTTTCGACCAATGACAAGAGAAGAATTAAAAGAATTGCAAAAAAATGAAACTCCAATACCAGTCTATGGTGTTGGATTGGGTTTCATGTGTGTAAAATTTGGTGTTTTCGAATCACTTAAAAGACCTTGGTTTGGACTTGGAAAAGTTATTCAAGAGGTTGATGGTGTTAATTATGAACTTCCACTAGGAGAAGATTTATATTTTTGTGAAAGAGTAACCGAAAGTGGTTATAATGTTTATGTAGATCCTTCAGTAATTGTTGGTCACGTTAAGAGTGCTATTGTATGTTAAATTATAAGAACGAAAAGCAGATACCAAAAACTATCACGGTATTTTACCATCTTTATATACCAGACACTAATAATATGTGGATCTGGTGGGTTGATGAACAAATGAGTTTACTAAAAACGGTTGGTCTTTCTGAGAAGGCAATCATTAATATGTGTATTACTCTACCTTTAGGTCTTTATAATTCTAAAACTGGACATTCCTATGACCAGATGGTAACTGGTTATATAAAAGATAGATATCCATTTGTTAATATTATTGATATGAGGTCTGTAGGTGAACAACCAAATTTTTATGAGGGTCAGACTCTTGCAAAAATTTATGATCACTGCCAAGAAGATGATGGATATGTTTTTTACTTCCATAATAAAGGAATGGTTTCTTATTCAACCCATATTCCTGGTGCGATTAAGGACTGGAGACACTATATGCAGTATTACAACATTGAAAAGTGGGAGGACTGTATTGCTAAATTAGATGAGGGATATGATTGTTGTGGTGTTGATTGGGTAGAACGGCACGATATTAAACTTGATTTTGTTGTTCAACACTATGCAGGAAACTTCTGGTGGGCACGAAATGATTACATCCGCAAACTGAAGCATCCACTTAAGATTGAAGAGTACATGGATGTTGAAGCAATGATGAGAGAGCTACAAAACTATCGTTATTGTTTTGAACTTTGGATGGCAACTGGTATTCCAAAACAACATTGCTTTCATTATCGTCGTCATCATCAGTATGATAATCAAGGTCTGGAAAGATATTTCATTTATTATCCGAGAGAGATGTATGATGAAAGTATAAAGAGTGATGAAGAAAATCGTCGATATAGCAAAGTTCATACTCTCACAGAAATTGGTTCTATGGGCAATTTTAACTGGAGAGATCACAGACTTTTTGCTGACTGGTTAATTCGTAGAGTTCAACCAGAAGTTGTGGTAGACTTAGGTGTTGATTATGGTTATTCTACATTTTGCTTCGCACTTCCAGAGATTGGACACATTTATGGTATTGATAGTTTTGAAGGAGATCAACATGCGGGAATTAGAAATACCTATGATTATGTTTTAGAGAAGCAAAAAGAACTTGAACTGAATAATATTACTTTTATTAAAGGATTCTTTGATGATGTAGTTAAAAACTGGGATAAGCAAATTGATGTCCTTCATATTGATGGACTGCATACTTATGAAGCAGTTAAAAATGATTTTGAAAAATGGACAAAATTTGTAAAGAAAAATGGCATAATAATAATGCATGATACTATGGTCAAAGATTTTGGTGTAGGTGAGTTTTTTAAAGAAATCAATATACCAAAAACAAATTTTGGTCATTGTAATGGATTGGGTGTTATTTGTGCGGATATAAATTTAATTGATGAAATTAAAAAGAATTTTGGAGAGTTTATTCATGAAATTTAATTTAGTAAGAATTGTACCTGATAATGGTTTTTATGTTCACTCTCAAGTCTTTCATGAGATTGAAGCAGCAATGTTCTTTTCTTTACAAGAGTTGGGACATGATGTTACAAATAGTGTAAATGATTTTGCTACCGATAAGAAAAATATTGTCTTTGGAATGCACCACTGTCCAGTAGATGTGGTGAGGCATGATATTCCAAAAGATACAATCGTCTATTCTCTTGAACAGATGAAAGACGGACCAGAATGTTTACGTTGGTGCCGCAAATATCGTGGTCTTGAAGTGTGGGATTATTCAATGCGAAATGTTGAGATATTACGTAAAGTAGGTGTAGAAAATATTAAGCACTGTAAGATCGGTTACGTTCCTGAAATTTCCTACTTTGAAAGAAACAAACCAGAAGATCGTGATATTGACATTCTTTTTTATGGGTGTCCAACTCCAAGAAGAACTCATATTTTAGATCAATTTGCATCAAATAAAAAAATAAATTTTATGCATATTCAAAGTACCTATGGAGATGAAAGAGATGAACTTATTAAAAGAGCAAAGTTAGTTATCAATCTCCATAATATGGATAATCAAATCTTTGAGATGGTAAGAGTGACACATCTTATTCAAAATAAAGTTCCCGTTCTTTCTGAAAGAAATCATGACACTGATTTCCCTGAGTACATGGAGGGTACAGTATTTACATCAACTTACAATCGTTTTGTTGATACAGCATACAAACTTCTTAAAAAACCAGAAGAACTTGATGCTCAGGCAGAAAGGGGTCTTGAAATCTTTAAGAAATCGCCAATGTCTAAATTTATTGAGGAGGTACTATGACTGAAGTTAATACAAAACCAGAATATCTGCATAACAATATGCCACCTCTTCTTGAGGCAGTGCTCAACCCTGATGGGGTTGGTGGGACAGAAATCATGGGTCGTGCATGGCAAGACCTTGTTCTTCCAGCAGCACCAGATCTTGCTGATTGGCATTGGTGTGTCATACCTGGAGATAATGTAATCGCACCAGACAATTCAAATATTGTCTGGTTGCATCCTCATCATGTAGAGCAAGATCTTGAGAATCTAATGGATCCTCAATTTGTAAAATATTTCAAAGCATTTGTCTTCGTTTCTAATTGGCAATATGAAAGGTTCATGGAAGCTTTCAAAATGCCAATGGAAAAATGTTATGTTTTGAAAAATGCGATTAAACCTTTTGAACCTCACAAAAAACCCGATGGTAAATTGCAGTTAATATTTCATCCGAATCCAATTCGTGGTTTAGATATTCTTCTTGAATCAATTAAACTTATTCCAGAGGAAGATTTTGAACTTCATATTTTTCATGAACTTGATCCAGATGAACGTAAAAAACAATATCAGCAAGGACTTCAGACTTATGAGTATTCTCATGTTCTTCCTCAAGAGGAAGAGTTTCTTCGTTATTGTTTAAGACTTGCCAATGCTGATAAAAGAGTTGTTCGCCACACTAGAACAAATAACTCAAAAATTAGAGAGCAACTTATGAATACGCATATCTTTGCGTACCCAACTTATTTTCTAGAAACATCATGCATTTGCATGATCGAAGCACTTTCTGCTGGATGTTCTGTTCTCACCAGTAATCTTGGTGCTCTTCCAGAAACTGGAATGGGATTTTCTCGTCATTATGGGTTTATTCCAGACAGAAAAAAACATATTGAAAGATTTACTAGAGAACTAAAAAGAACACTTACGGAATACCGAACTGGTCAATTTGATTCACAATATCAAGTTGAAGTAATAAATAAACAGTACAGCTGGGATACCCGAATAGAAGATTGGGTCCAGTTTTCAAAAGAACTTTGGAGGAAAAATTAAAATGGCAACAAGAACTGAAACACTTACCATGCCTTTGATGCATGTTTATCATTTGACTGCAGACCCAGCAAATGATACTGGTTATACAATCGAACAAGTGACACAAATGTTAGAAGAGCATGGACCAGAACATAAAATAGAAATAACTATCACTCATCCAGTGCCTGATATTACTCCCGAATCTTCGGAAGAGGGTTGACAACCACAATAAAACCCTTTATAATAATCAAGTCTTCAACATCCTTGTATCTTTGGGAATGAAGACCCTCTCTGTGGTGGGAGAGGTGAGTTGGTGGTTAGTAGGAGGGTTTAAACCCTCCTTTTTTCTCTTATAAATTAATATAAGTCGTCAAAAAATTATGAATTTTACAGTCTATTCAAAAGAAGATTGTCCATATTGCTATAAAGTTAAGCAAGTATTGGAATTGACAGGAAGTAGCTTTGTGGTATATAATCTTAATGAACACTTTACTAAAGAAGAATTTTATTCTGAATTTGGTGAAGGTTCTACATTTCCACAAGTTATTTGTGATGATAAAAAATTAGGAGGATCCGTTGACACAATCAAATTCCTCAAAGAACAACAAATCATTAAACAGTGACATAAATAATTCCAACCATAGAAATCGTGGTGTTGAACTTATTCTTCATGGAGGCAAAAGAAAGCAGACTCAACCGTTCCACATCATCTTCATCTTTGAGAAGATGGTTTGCTTTCTCAATCGGGAAGTAACCATCTATTTTGAATTTTCCTTTAAGTCCAGGAAAAGAAAAGTAGTTTCCCGAGGTAAAAGAAATGCTCGCAGTTAGTTCTTATAGTGGGAGTAATGGCGGGTTGGGTAGCACGAGAATATATGATGAACTATCGGGAAATTCCAAGACCTCACCCCGAGATGTTTGATAACCAGGGTAACCTGATTCCAGATGAGGTGATTGCATTTAATTTTGAGAACTATCATGACTACGACGACACAGAAGAAGACAACGACGAGTAAAACAAAGGCAGTAAAAGAAACTCCTATTGTAGAACTTCCCAATAATCCTCTTGCTTTTGAAATTTTTGATTTAATCTCAAAACAAAGATCTAAAGAAAAGAAAGTAGAATTACTTCAGAAATATAACCACGATTCAATTCGGGCTCTTTTGATTTGGAATTTTGATGAATCTATCATCACGATGCTTCCTGATGGACCAGTTCCTTATTCAAGTTATGATGATCAGACCGTTCATAGTGGAACTCTTTCAACTAAGATTACAGAAGAGATTCGTGCCATGTATGAATCAGGTTCTTTCTCTCTAGGAGTATCTGATACTCAAGCAAGAACCACAATTCGTAAAGAGTTCAAGCACTTCTATCATTTTATCAAAGGTGGTAACGATAGTATGAGTGCTATTCGGCGTGAGTCAATGTTTATTAATCTTTTACAAGGTCTTCATCCTCTTGAAGCAGAAATTATTTGCCTGGTTAAAGACAAAAAACTGCAAGAAAAATATAAAATTACAAAAGAAATTGTTTCAGAAGCATTTCCTCAAATTAGGTGGGGAGGTCGTTCATGAGTCAAGTTCGTGATGTAGTTGAAAAACCCCACAATACGGAAAAGCATATGGATTATTGGACACCAGCAGAAAAAGAGAATTGCAAAGCACGTTATGGGTGTGATGTTCTGATTGAAAATGGTTCGTATGCTGAAGTTTGCACTAAAGAAGCACCAAATGATGCTTATATTGTCAAGTATTTTGTAGAAGAAAATATTTGTTTTGATCTCACAAGAGGTACGAGATCTAAATTGTTTGATATGTACTGGGATAAGTTTCGTGAGAATTTGAAGAGTATTGACTTTGGTTATGGTAGAATCAATCCTAAACTGTGGGGTTATCAAGCACCGAAAACCAAAAAGAGGAAGTGATTCCCCAAATAGGGGGAAATTTTTCCGGCAAAATTTTTGGTTTCTAAAGTTTTTTAAAATTGTATCAGGAAATACACACAAAACTACCTATATACTATGAATAGGGGTATAATAATCCCCTAACGTTCATCCTATGACTAAAGCACTTTTGCTTTTAGCATGGGTTCCACTTCTTTCTGTTGCTTCACCACAACTTATCAAAACTGAATATCCAGTCACAATAAGTTGTAATGCAGCGTGGGAACTAATGGACATCGTTAAAAACGACGATGTTGTTCACCAAAAGATTGAAGACCGATTGCTATTAGAATTGCGAAAAGACGTAATTATAAAGTGCTAAAAATTAAATAGGACGGAAGTAAGCCGACTCGGAACGGAACGTTCATCTATGGAAGCAATCATTTTAACTTGCTTACAGGCACAATTAATGGTTGGGAGAATTTACACAGTAGATATTCCCAAACAAGCAAAGAATGATTTAATTTGGGAGATTAAACAAGTCTCTCCAAAAACTTGTCCCATAGACGCAAAAGCCGACTGAAGGAACGCTCTTTAGCCTCAAAATTAAGGAGAAAACCTAATGTCTAAAGTCGTTTATAGAGGTTGTCAGTACGACACCGAAAATGCAAAGAAAGAGTATGTGTCATGGTATAACCAAACACACGCTCCTGCTCATCCACAAAACACATATCGTGGAGTAGCATACCGTCCTTGCAGAAATGCGGAGGTGCAGAAGTGAAAAAACTTAACTTCCTACAACTTATTAAAGAACAAAAACAAAAAGAAGATCGTCGTCATCAAGCACAACTAGCACAACTAGTTGGAGCAAAGTGATGGTACAATTTCTAATTTCTTCAACTGCTGCAATTGCGTTAATGACGATATTGTTATCAACGTACATTCAGTGGATTTATAAGTAAATTTTTAAGGAGGGGTTGATCCCCTCCTTTTTTTATGATAAAATGCTTTGAGAGAATGATATCTTATGGATAAAGACAAACTAAAACTCATTGTTCGTAATCTAGAACTCTTAGTTGATTCTCTCAAAGCAGAAGTGTATTCTGATGTTTCTGCATACAGTAAATATACTGAACCAGAAGTCAGAAACAGACCAATTTTAGATTACGATGAAATTTTTGAGGATTCTGATTTAGATGACTAGTAGAGCACGAGAACTCGTGAAATTGCTTGAAAGACTTGTCAAGCAAGATCACCTTTATACTGAAGAAAGAATTGTAGAAATGAAACAACAACTGCAAGCAGTAAAGAAAGAACTTGCAGAACTGGAAGCAAAAACATCAAAAGGATTTGGAAAGAAATGACAGTAAAACTCATCAGTGTGACACCCGATGCAGAAAAAACAATGGCGTATGTTGCTAGAGTTAGCAACCCTGCGAATCAAGACAACGAAAACTATGCCAAGTTGCTTGCTTATTGTATTAAGCATAATCATTGGTCTGTTTTTGAGCAGTCTTTTATGACTCTTGAGATCGAAACAAATCGTGGCATCGCAGCACAAATTTTACGACACAGGAGTTTTACATACCAAGAATTTTCACAACGTTATGCAGATTCTTCTTTGCTAGGTGAGGAAATTCCTGTACCAGAACTTCGTCGTCAGGACACCAAGAATCGTCAGAATTCCACTAATGATCTTCCTGAAGAACTAAAAGCAGACTTGTGGTTGAAGATCAATGACCATTTTAAGGCAGGTATGGAACTCTACAAGCAACTTCTAGATGCTGAGGTGGCAAAGGAGTGTGCAAGATTTGTATTGCCCTTGGCGACCCCCACACGCATCTATATGAGTGGATCATGCAGGTCATGGATACATTATATCAATCTTCGTTCTGCAAATGGAACTCAGAGAGAGCATATGGATATTGCACTTGATTGTAAGAAAGTGTTTATCGAACAATTTCCCACGGTATCAGACGCCCTTGAGTGGATCTAAATAAATTATCTTGAATTTCTAACAATGCCAACGTACCCCGTAGTGAATACAAAAACTGGTGAACAAAAAGAAGTGGAAATGAGCATCCACGATTGGGACCAGTGGAAAAAAGATAACCCAGATTGGATCCGTGATTGGTCCGATCCATCAACTTGTCCTTCTCCTGGAGAGGTTGGTGAATGGCAAAACAAATTAATTTCTAAACATCCTGGTTGGAATGATGTTCTTGGAAAAGCATCAAAAGCACCTGGTTCACGAGTAAAGAAAATCTAATGGCAAGACGGAAAAGAGGATCTATTGACCAACCAATCGGAGTTGGTCTGACAGCAAAACAAATGAAGAGGAGAAAACCTCTGAGTGCAGAATATCTAATTGATATTGAACCAATTACTGAAAATCAAAAAAAGTTTTTTGAATCTTATAATGACGACAAGCATATTGTTGCTTATGGTTGTGCGGGAACAGGTAAAACATTTATTACACTTTATAATGCACTTCAAGATGTTCTTGATGAGCAATCACCTTACGAGAGAATCTATCTTGTTCGTTCTTTAGTCGCCACAAGAGAGATTGGATTCCTGCCTGGTACTCACGATGATAAGGCAGATATTTACCAGATTCCTTATAAGAATATGGTGAAGTATATGTTCCAGATGCCCTCTGATGCAGACTTCGAGATGCTCTATGGAAATCTCAAATCACAAGAAACCATCAAGTTCTGGTCCACTTCATTTTTGCGTGGTACAACTCTTGATAATGCAATTATTATTGTAGATGAGTTTCAAAACCTAAACTTCCACGAATTGGATTCTATTATCACTCGTGTTGGTGAAAATACCAAAATTTGCTTCTGTGGTGATGCATCTCAGTCAGACTTACAGAAGATTATAAAGTTCCTGACGAAGATCAACTCTTAAAACTCGTATCGATTACGTCTGTAACCAGTCACAAAAATCGTCAATTCTTTGCAAACTGGCGTAAAAAAGTTGGAGAGGAAGAAGCAGATAAAATTACACGACAGGCAACTAGTCGTGGAACTGATATGCACACTCTTGCAGAACATCATCTTAGAAATGAAGATCTTCCAGAAGTTCAACCTCTTTCAGATTTCTTATTCAAGATTTCTAAGTCAACTTTTAGTCGTATAAATAATATTCATGCTCTTGAAGGTTCTCTTTATAGCAAGCAGTTAGGTATTGCTGGAACCGTAGATTGTATTGCCGAGTTTGATGGCGAACTATCAATAATCGACTTTAAAACTTCTAAAAAACCTAAACCACGAGAGTGGATTGAACATTATTTTGTTCAGTGTATGGCATATGGTTGTATGCTATACGAACTGACTGGTATTCCAGTCAAAAAACTTGTAATCATCATGGCTTGTGAAAATGGAGAATGCGTCGTTTATGAAGAAAGAGACAAATCAAAGTACATCAAACTCCTCACCCAATACATTAGAGAGTTTGTTAGAGATAGACTGGAACTATATGGAACCAAATAAAGAACTAGAACAGGCAATCGAGAATAAGTTTTTAACACCTTCCAAGTTTGCTCTTGAGATTGAACATATTGTGGCAGCAGAAAATATGAATTATATTGATGCTATTTGTCATTACTGTGAAATCAATAGTCTTGAGGTAGAATCAGTTACTAAACTCATTTCAAAACCTTTAAAAGAAAGACTTAAGTGGGATGCAACTCGTCTCAATTTCATGAAGAAAACTTCCCGAGCAAGATTGCCTCTATAATGGGAGATAAATAATAGTGCCTGACTTAGGTGACACTTTTCAGGTGAGAAGGGGGCACTTGCTGCCCTTTTCTTGTATAAATACTTATGTCACCTAAGTTAAGAGCAGAAATGTATTACGTTTATCTCTATTTGAGAGAAGACAGGACTCCTTACTATGTTGGTAAAGGTATTGGTAGAAGGTGCTATAAACCTCATATTAGAGGCGGGGCAAATATCTGTCCCCCAAAAGATAGAATAGTAATCGTTAAAGAATTTGAAAATGAAGAAGAAAGTTACGAATATGAAAAGTGGCTTATTTCTCTTTATGGTAGAAAAAGTGACGGAGGCATTCTAATTAATTTAAGGGATGGTGGTGTAGATGGAAACATAATATCCAGAGACCTTGCTGAAAGAGAAAAACATATTCAAGAGTGGAATAGAAAATATCATAGACAGTATTATAAAGATAATCCAGATAAACAAAAACAATATAGAGAAAAAAGAAAAGAACAAAGAAAAGAAACTTATAAAAAATGGTATGAACAAAATAGAGATGATGTGCTAAAATATAAGAGGGAAAAATACCACAGAGAAAAGAAAAAATAGTTATGGCACCGTTTGAAGTCTATTGTGAGTATCTCGCATTAAAGTCGCATTTCACAAATCCAAAATATGATTACTTCAAATATAACAAAAAAGTAAGAGCAACTATTACATCTTTTAATCGTCGTCGTGATAAATATTTTTTCGAAAAAACGTCGAGAAAATATTCTGATAAAGAAGTTGTTGATTTTTTAGTTGCAAATTTTGTAGAATCTACTAGTGTAAATCAAATATGGATTGGAGAAATTATCAATTCTGGAGAAAGGACTTACGCAGATTGGATGCGAAGACAACAGAGTTTGACATACTTGTTCAAAGAACAAAGCAACGAATTCTTCTCGGAGACAAAATTAGACGATGCCTTGAACTGTTCCAAAGGTCATCCACCCGTTCTTAAGAAGTTCCTGAGCGGGAAGATTAGCCTAGAAACCCTAGTGATCTATGATAAAATATTCCTGTTCGGGAATAAGTTTGATAAGAAACTGCTGGACCCGGTGTGGGAAATCGTCAGTCTAAAAATCAAGAAATATAATCCGTTTCTAAATATTGATGTGTTCCAATTTAAAAAGATTTTACGGGAAATCATAGATGAGTAGCTTTTTTGACTCCGATATTATTCAAGATGAACTGAAAGAAATCAATAAGTTACAGGAAGAAATTTACGGAAGTATTCTTACTTTTGGTGGAATGCCCCGTGAGACCAAACTGGAACACATTGAGAAACTTGAGCTCTTGCTAGAAAAGCAGAGAGTGATGTATACTAGGTTGTCCCTTTCAGACGATCCAGAAGCGGTTGAAATGAAAGAGCAACTACGCAAGTCGGTGGCGCTGATGGGATTCCCACCAGAGACCGATATGCAATTTTTATTCAATAGTATGAACAAGACAATTGAATCTCTCAAGAAATACATTGACCGTTGAGAGAAACCCTGTTATACTATCCGAGTAATCCCCCGAATCCAATTAATCCGAGGTAATCCAAATGTCTTTTGCTGACCTTAAGAAGCAATCTAAACTTGGCAATCTTACTGCCAAACTGGTTAAAGAAGTTGAAAAAATGAATACTAGCAGCGGTTCTAGTGATGACCGTCTGTGGAAACTGGATGTAGATAAGAGTGGCAATGGTTATGCCGTAATCCGTTTCCTGCCTGCCCCCAACGGTGAAGACCTGCCGTTCGTGAAACTCTACAGTCATGCATTCCAGGGTCCTGGCGGTTGGTACATTGAGAACAGTCTCACCACTCTGGGTCAGAAAGATCCTGTGTCGGAA